TCAGCCCGCCACCTCCAGCGCGGCATAGAGGCCGGGGCCGAAACTGGCCGAGACCTGCGCCACCTCGACGCTGAACGGCCCGGTGATGCCGTCGGCCGCCTGCTGCGCGGCGGTATAGGTCCAGCCGGGCGCGCTCAGGTCGGTTTCGCGCACGATCACCCCCAGGTGCCGGACCTGCAGGTGGTAAAGCTCGGCCTCCTCGCTCAGCGGCACCTCGGGCGCGTCCCAGCCGTCGCCGCCCAGCCGGGTGCGGCGGATCCAGGCGAGGTCCAGATCGCCCGACCCCGGCCATGTGGCGCTCAGATGAACCGGGGCGTAGGGCCGCAACCCGTTGCCCGCGAAGGCCTCGGTCGTCTCGACATAGACCGGGTCGTCATAGGCCAGCGCCGCCGGACCGACCCGCCAGCGCCGCGCCACACCGCGGGCCGAGGCCGCCAGATCGACCTGCGCGGGCGCCCCGTCCATCAGCACCACCACCGCGCCGGGCGGCCAGGCGCCCGGCATCAGCGGCTCGGTGCCGAACTGGCCGCGCAAGAGGTCGTGCAGCCGCCAGACCCCCGGCTCGACCAGCGTCGCCCCGCGGTACTGGAACAGCTCCCACCCCGCGCCGGTGCCGATGGCGGCGAGATTGGCGCCGTCGAGCAGTTCCTCCCCGCTGACCGAGGCGGGCGCGACCGAGCCCGGAAAGGCGACCTGAACCCCCGCCCCGTGCTGCACCAGCCCGGGCGAGGCGCTGAAAAGCGGCGTGATGGTCTGCCCGACGCTGGCCCTGAGCCCGATCAGCGTGTTCAGCACGAAACTGCCGCTGGCGGCGGGCGCGTCATAGGCGGCGACGGCACCGGGCCAGGGCAGACCCAGCACCGCCAGATGCGGCGCATGCGGCACCTCGTCGCCGCGCATCAGCGGCAGGTCCATCCAGATCGGCACCACCGGCACCGCGGCCTCATAGGCCCCGGCGGCGGGCAGGTCGGTCGAGGCATCGCGGTGCCGGTAGAGGCCGGGCTCGATGCGCACCGCCTCGATGGCGCGCTCGCCGGTCAGGTCCATGCGGTCGATCCGGTAATGCCGGGTGCCGCCGCCCTGCGGCATCGTCACCACATCGCCCACCGCCAAAGTCGAGGACATCGGCTGGCCGAAGCGCGCCGTGTCGCGGGCGATCCTTGCCTCGGTCAGCCAGCGCTTGACGGCGGTGCGGGCCTCGCCCCGGGTCAGCGACAGGGGCATCTCGGTCTCGGCCGCGTCGCCCGCCGGGGTGTCGGGATGCACCGCCTCGGCGCTGCGGGTCTCGAACCCGCCTTCGGCCTCGATATAGGTCAGGCGCAGGCGACCCGCAGTCTGGGGCTCGGAGGCGCGCGACACCTCCAGATCGCCACTGTCACGCGCGACAAGGCGGCCGGGGTCCAGCACCACCGGCTCGCGCCCGGTGCGCATGCGGAAGACGAGGCGGCCGTCCCGTTCTACCGCCTCGAACCCATGGGCCAGCATCAGGGGTTGCAGCGCCGCGCGGCCGGTCGCGGTCGAGGCCACGGCATAGCCGCGCACCACCCCGTAAAGGCCCGAGACATCGGCATCGGCGATGCCCGCGCGCTGGCAGATCTCGGCCACCACGGCGTCGAGCGGCTGGGCCGAGGCCCGCCCGGTCAGCCAATGCCCGCGCAGCCAGTTGTCGCCATCGGACCACAGGTCGGTGCGGGCCGGGAACCAGGGCCAGGGCCGTGCGTCCCAGGCCCAGGCATGGCTGCGCGACCAGTCGACCATCCGCCCCTCGTAGAGGTCCGAGGCCGGGTTGTTCGCGGGATCGGTCCAATAGGCCTGCATGGCGCGCAGGTATTGCATCTGCATCAGATCGTCGCGCACCCCGGTCGAGTCATGGGGCGCGTAGGATTCCGAGGATTTCGGGTCGAGGAAGACATTGGGCTGATTGGCGCCCTTGTCGATCGCCGCGCAGCCGTATTCGGTGAACCACACGGGTTTCGAGCGCGGCTCCCATTCGGTCGAGTCGGGCTGTTTGACGCCCGCGTGGCGCTCGGTATGCGCGTTCTCCCACCAGCGGCGCAGATCCTTGACGCGCCAGATCCAGGGCTCGGATTCGCCCTCGTCGGTGATCGGGGTGCGGACCTGGGCGTCCCTTTCGGGCTGGCTGGCGTAATACCAGTCGAACCCCTCGCCCCCGGCGATATTGGCCTTGAGGTAGTCGGGATCGTAGATATCGCGCCAGCCCGCCTGCCAATCGGCATGCGCCTCTCCCTCGCGCCAGTCAGCCAGCGGCATGTAATTGTCGATGCCGATGACATTGAGTTCGTCATCGGACCAGAGCGGGTCGAGGTGGAAATAGCGGTTGCCCTCGCCCGCATCATAGCCTGCGTATTCCGACCAATCGGCGGCATAGGTCAGCGTGACCGCGGGGCCGAGGATTGCCCGGACCTCGTGCAGCAGGTCGACCATGGCGGCGACGGCGGGGAAGCTGTCGCCCGCGCCCCGGATCTGCAACAGGCTGCGCATTTCCGAGCCGATGCAGAAGGCATCCACCCCGTCCGAGGCCGCGCAGAGCGCCGCGTAATGCAGGATGAAGCGGCGATAGGACCATTCCTCGGGGCCCGAGTAGCCGACGCTGCCCGGGGTGACGGTGAAATCGGCGGCCGTGGCGGTGCCGAAGAAGGCCGCGACCTCGGCCGTGGCGGCGGCGCTGCGGTCGGTGGTGCCGGGCTGGCCCGGGGCCTTCTGCGTGGTGATCCGGCCGCGCCAGGGCAGCGCGGGCTGGTCCCCGGCCTCGGACCAGGGGTCGGGCAGGCCGTTGCCGGCCAGTTGCTCCATCAGGATGAAGGGGTAGAAGACGACCCGCTGCCCGGCCCCGTTCAGCGCCGCGATGGCTTGCAGGATCGAGCGGTCGGAGGGCGTGCCGCCATAGACCGGCTTGCCGCCCAGCATCGGCACCACGGCGGCCGAGGCCCGGTCCAGCCCCGCCACGCTCCAGGGCTGGTTGCTGCCGGTGCGGTCATGCCCCTCGACCTTGGGCCTGAGCGTACAGGCGCCGCAGCGCAGATCGTTGCCGAACCACGACGCGATCAGGAGCGAGGATTTGGCGTTCGGAAGCTCGTTCTCCAGCGCCCTCAGCGCGGTGACGAAATCCGCCTCGCCCGAGGGGGAATGCGCGTTCGCCTGCCGGTCGTTCGCCGCCTCCAGAATGGAGAATTCCTCGGCGAAGACCGGGACGCCGTTCCCCGACAGCAGCACCTTCTCGGTGGCCAGCGCGTATTCCCCGGCGCCGGGCAGCCAGGCGACGCCCTCGATGGCCTGTTGCAGCGTGCTGACGCCCTCGGCTTCGGCCCCGCGGATCACCTCGAAGGCGAGGTTCGGCAGCCGGTTGCCATAGGGGCCGAGGTCCAGATCCTCGATCACCACATAGGCGGTGCCGCGATAGGCGGGCGCCATGCCCGCGCCCTCGACCGCCTCGATCTTGGGATCGGGCAGCTGGTCCATGGTCCCGGTATAGAGCCGCAGGTTCAGGTCGCCGGGCGCGATCTCGTCGCCATAGGCCCAGATCCGGCCGATGCCGGTGATCTGCCCCTCGGCCAGCGCGATGGCCACGCTGACGGTATAGCGCGACTGCTCGGTCACCTTGGGGCCGAGACCGCCCTTGGTGCGGCGCGAGCGGCCCGGGATCTCCTCGAAGCGCGAGGCCCAGATGACGTGACCGGCGGTGCGCACCCGGCCCCAGACGCGGGGCAAGGCCACGCCCTCGCCGGCGCCGGTGATCTGCAGCCGCTGGATGCGCCCGGTGTCGACGCTGCCGGATCCCAGGCCCAGCAGCCGCTGGTCGATCAGGCGGCCGACGGTGGCGCCGATGGCGCGGCCGATCACCAGACCCGAAAGGCCCAGCACCGCGCCGCCGAAATTCGCGCCGATCGCCGCACCGGCGGCGGACAGGAGGAGGGTCGCCATCCGAGGGCTCCTTTCAGGTCACGTCAACTCGAAACGCGCCACGATGCGGCGCGCCCAGGGCTGGCTCAGCGGGCTTTCGACAACCCCGTGGCCGCAATAGGCATGGATGAAACGGGCGTTCGGCCCGGCCTCGGTCAGCACGCCCAGATGTTTCGCGACCGAGCGCGCGCGCATCCGGAAAAGCAGCACGTCGCCCGGCGCGGGATCGCCCGGGGCCGGACGCAGGTGGCGGGAAAGGCCCTGCCAGAGCGCCTCGGCCCCGCCCGATTCCGCCCAGTCCGGGCCATAGGGCGGCAGCGCCTCGGGCTCGGTTCCGTGCCGGGCCCGCCAGAGGCCGCGGATCAGGCCGAGGCAATCGCAGCCCGCGCCGAGGACCGAAGCCTGATGCCGGTAGGGCGTGCCGATCCAGCGCCGGGCCTCGGCAACAAGCGCCGTTCGGGCGTCAGCCATGGGTGAGGCTCCCGCCCGAGTTCGGCCCGTCGATACGCGGCGTGGCCTGCAGCCAGTCTTCCGAAGGGATATGCGGGAAACCCTGGAAATTCCGCTGGTTGAGGAACTTCAACCGGCAGGTCTGGAACCGCTTGTCGCAGCCCGCCTCGATCCTGAGCGTATCGCCCGGCGCCGGTTCGAACCCGGGCGCGGACCAGAGGGAGAAGCGCCGCCGCCCGGGCAAGGATTCTTCCCGCCGGACCGGCACGACCATGCCCGCCGCGGCGCCATCCAGAAACCGCGCCGCGCCATCGACGAACCAATCGGCGGCGAATTCCGGCAGCTCGGCGATCTCCAGCACCGCGCCGCCCTCGGCGACCGCCAGCAACGGAACCTCGGCGGCGAAGCCGGGCTGCGTCAGGTCGAAGGTGCAGGTGGCATCCCCCAGAACCGCCGGGCAGAGCGCGCCGAACACCCGCCCGCCCGCCTTGGACAGGGGCTCGGTCAACCCGCGCAGTTCCGCCTTGAAGGCCCGGTCCAGCCGCGTGATCTCGCCCAGCGAGCCGCGAAACAGGATGCGGCGCCAGAGGGGATCGGTCCAGTCGACCTCCCAGATGGTCAGCTCGGCCCCGTCGTAGAGCCCGGCCAGGATATCCCCCTCGGTCAGCGCCGCATCGGACAGCGCGCCCGTGGCCTCGGTATTGTCCACCGACAGCCCGGTCCCCTGCACGATGGCGCTGGCCGTCATGCCGGTCCCGGCGCGAAAGGCGATGCCGTCGAAGGCAAGGTCGCGGTCGTGGTCGGTGAAGCCCAGCACCGCGCCATCCGCGCGCCTGAGCGCCCAGGCCCGGGCGCGGGTGGTGGTGAGTTCGCTCATTGCCGCACCTCGATCACCGGGACCTTGGGCACGTCGCCCGCCTGGAACGAGGCGACCGAGACCTGCACGAGGTCGGTGTCGAAACGCACCGGCACGTCGAATTCGCAACCCATCGTCACCTCGGCCCCGACCCCGGGCGGCGCGTCAAAGCTGACGATGCCGGTGGCGGGATCGACCTGCCAGGCCAGCCCCTCGGGCTGCTCGGTGCCGCCGATGGCAAGCCTGAGCGTTCCGGTCACCGGCTTGGTCAGCACCCGCGTGGCCGCCCAATCGCCCGAGCGATAGGTCTTCGTCAGCTGGAAATCGTGCCTGACCCCGTCACCGTAACCCAGCGACTGGTCCAGCGGCGTGATCGCGCGCGAGGCGCGGCCGGTCTTGAAATCGGCCCAGTCCTTCCAGCGAAAGCCGTGCAGGCGACCCTGCCGGGCTTCGAAGAAAGCGATCAGCACCTCGACATCGTCAAGCGACCTGAGCCCCAGCCCCGCGTCATAGCGGCGCCGGGCCTGCGCCCAGGGTGTGTTGCGCTCCTCGAAGCCGTTCGCCAGGGTGACGATCTCGGTCCGGCGCTCGGGCCCGCCCAGGGAGCCGAAGCTCAGATTGGCGGGGAAACGGATCTCGTGGAAGGCCATGTCGGTGTCCCCGCTCAATAATTGCGCTGACCCTGGGCCAGCAGGCGCTGCATCTGCGCGGCGATCTGGCTCTGGCTGCGCTGGAATCCGGCGACATCGGGGGTGGTCACGTTGATGACCACGCTGGTGGCCCGCCCGCCCGCGCCGCGCACCCCCAGCCTGCCGTCCGCGCCGCGGGCCAGCGGCAGGATCGCCTCGGGCCCGGCCTCGCCCATCAGGCCGGAGCCGCCCCGCATCGAAAAGGCGACGGGCGAGGAGACGATGCCGCCCTGCGCGAAGGGCATGACCCGGCCCTGGCTGAAGGACGCGCCATTGGCGAAGGGCAGCAGGCTGTTGGCCAGCCCGCCGATCGCCGAGGACAGCGCGCCGCCCAGCGCCGATTGCACCGGGCGCATGGCCGCGGAATAGATCGCCTCGCTGATCGACCGGCCGAGGCCGCGCATCGCGTCGGACAACCGCTGGCCGTCGAAAACCACGCCGTCAAAGGCCCGCCTCAGCCCCGATCCCAAGGACCGCGACAGGCCGGCCATCTCACGGTTCGTCTCGATCAGGTTGCGCCCCATGTCGCCGAGACCGGAATCGAAGGCCGCCACCTGGTCCGAGGTCGCGCCGATCTGCGCCTCCAGCTCGGCCAGCTGCGCGTTCAGTTCCTCCAGCGTCGCCATTCTCCGCTCCCTTCCTTCCCTGATCCGGGAAGCGCTTGAGCAAGGCGTCGAGCCTTGCGCGGGTGAAACCCGGCCGGGCCGCCTCGTCGCGGCCCAGCATCATCATCAGTTCGGCCGGGGTGAGGGCCCAGAACTCGGCGGGCCTGAGCCCCAGCCCATGCAGTCCCGCCCGCATCAGCCCCGGCCAGTCGAGCCCCCTCACCCCGCGGCCCCCGCCGGGTTGAAGGCCCGCGCCAGCAACAGGCCCGCGACGCGCGCGGCCTCGACCGCCCCGCCCTCGATCTCGGCGCCGAGCAGGGCCGAGGCGGGCAGCGGATGCCCCCCGCCGTGCAGCCCCGCCAACAGGAGCGCCATCACGTCGCGGGCCCGGAAGCCGCCGGTCTCGAACCGTTCGACCAGCGCCACCAGCGACTCGGCGCCCAGCGCCTCTTCCAGTTCCGCCAGCGCCCCCAGCGTCAGCTTCAGCACCCGCCGCTCGCCATCGAGGACCAGCGCCACTTCCCCGGCCATGGGATTGACCATCAGACCGGCTCACCAGGATCGGGCATTTCCGGCGGCTGGTCGCCGCCGTCGCCCATGTAATCCTCGGGATCGGGGGCGAGCGGCGTCGCCACCACGAAGTCGAGCGCGCCGGCCGAGGCCATCGACATCTCGAACGTGGCCTCGCCGTTGTAGCTGCCCGCGTATTCGATGGCGGTGATCTGGAACGGCCCCTCGACGGTGCCGAAATCCGGGATCACCACCTGAAACTCGGGGATCTCGCCGTTGAAGAAGACCGCGCGGGCCCGTTCATCCGTCGCCTCGTCCCGGAACACGCCCGAGCCCGAGATCGACGCCGCCTTGACCCCTGCCCCCGCCAGCAGCTCGCGCCAGCCACCCAGACTGTCGAGGCTGGTCACATCGACCGTCTCGGCGTTGAAGCTGATCCGCGTGGCGCGAAGGCCCGCGATGGTCTCGAACAGACCGGCGCCGGTCATGTCCATCTTGATCAGAAGATCCTTGCCGCTTTGCACAGCCATCCCGGCCACTCCTTTGAAAGATTGTCAGATCTCGATCCGCACCCGGAAGCGCAGGTCGATGCGGCGGAAGGCGTTGCCCTCGGCCCGGCGGGCCTGCGCCTGGTGGAACCAGATCGCCACGACCCGGCCGGTGGCCAGCGCGGGCTGCGTGCCGGGCAGGATCGCGGCGATCCGGGCGGCGGCGGCCTTGGCGGTGGCGAAACCGCTCGCATCCGAGACGACCTGCACCAGCAGGCGATGTTCGGCGCCCGCGCCGGTCCCGTCCGAGCGGTCGATCGCCTCTTCCTCGCCGATCACGCCATAGGTGCCCTGCGGCGTGCCGGGCGGCGGCGCATCGAAGATGCCGCCCGGCAGAAGCCCGGCGAGCGTCGCGTCGCCCGTGAGCAGGTCATAGAGCGCGACCTGCAGCGCGGCGGTGGCCTGATAGCTCATGCCGGAACCTCCTCACGCGCGTGGCAGACCAGCCAGGCGCCTGCCGCATCGGCCTCGCTGACGGCGAGGATGGTGAAGATGCGCGCGCCCTCGGTCAGGCGCTGGCCGGGACGGGGGCGCTGCGGGCTGCCCTGGGGGGCGGCGCGCAGGAAGATGCGGAACAGCATCCGTCCCTCGGGTGCGATGAGCCCCCGGCGTTCGGAGCCCGCGCCCGCACGCAGCTCGCACCACAGCGTGCCCAGCGCGGACCAGGTGGTCGTGTAGCCGCCCGCCCCGTCGGGGGTGGCGAGCGCCTCTTCCAGCGCCATCGGCCGGGTCGGGGCATAGGCCATCAGCGATGCCCCCCGGCCGTCACCCTGAGCGCCATCCACCGCGCCAGCAGCGCCGCCACCGGTCCGGGGATCGGCTCGACCCCCGTGCCGCCCGCGATGCGGCTGTCATAGAATCGCGCGGCCAGCAGCAGCACCGCCTGACGCAGATCGTCGGGCACCGCGTCCCAGCCCGCGCCGAAACCGGCGGTGAAATCGACCTCGACCCGGCCGTTCGCGGGCACCCCCGGCAGCACCGCCCCGGTGGCCAGCAGCACCGGGCGGTGGGTGTCGACCGCCAGCCGCCAGCCGCCCGGATCGGCGGTTTCCGCGCCGCCCCCGGCATCGACCAGCCGGACCGCGGTCACGACCGAGACCGGCGCGACCGGCAGGGCCTGCACATCCGGCCAGCGCCAGCGCGGCAGGATCAGGCGGAAATCGCGCGCGATCAGCACCTTGCCGGTCCGCGCCTCGATGGCGGCGATGGCGGCGCGCAGATACTGGATCAGCAGCGCATCGCCCGTGGTCTCGTCGGCAAAGCCGGTGCCCAGCCGCAGATGCGCCCGGAAGGCTGCAACCGGCAGGACGCCATCCGCGACGATGCTGGTCTCTATCAGGTCCATGCTTGCCTCCTGAAATCCCTGTTCCGGTTGATCGGCGCAGACGCGCCCCCGCAGCGCTCGCACGGAGGGGGAGCAGCCGGACGATGCGGGGTGTCGGCCTTCTGCCGTCCCCGCGCGTCTGCGCCGCCATCGGCCCGGCCCCGGAACCCGGGACCGGGCCAATCCCGCGCCGCTTACGAGGCGGCGAACTTCAGGAGCTTGATCGCCGAGAAGTCGGTCACATCACCGCCCACGCGCTTGGTCGCGTAGAACAGGACATGCGGCTTGGCGCTGAAGGGATCGCGCAGGACGCGCAGATCCGGGCGCTCGGCGATGGTGTAGCCCGCGCGGAAATCGCCGAAGGCCACGGCATGGGCATTCGCCGCAATGTCGGGCATGTCCTCGGCGATCAGCACCGGGTAGCCCATCAGCCGCGCCGGTTCCCCCGCCGCCAGCCCGTCCGACCACAGGAAGCGGCCGTCCGCGTCCTTCATCTTGCGCACGGCGCCCGCGGTCTTCGAGTTCATCACGAAGACCGCGTTGGCGCGGTAGCCCGCATCCAGCGCATAGACCAGATCGACGATGGCATCGGCCGGGTTGGTGGCGGCGAAATCGCCCGCCGCGCCGGTCGCGACATAGCCCAGCTCGCCCCAGGTCTCGGTCCCGTTGGCCACGATGTCGTGGTCCAGGAACCCACGCGGCTGGTCGGTGCCGCTGCCGCCGATGAAGGCCGCGGCCTCGGCCCGGGCGAATTTCGTGGCGATGCGCTCGGCCAGCCAGCCCTCGACGTCAAAGGCGCTGTCTTCCAGCAGCCGTTGCGAGGCCTTGGGCATCGCCGACAGCTCGTGCAGCTTGATCGAGATGCGGTCGATGGCCGCGGTCCCGGTCTCGGTCAGGGTCGAGGCCTCGTTCTCCCAGCCCGAGCCCACGTCACCGTGGTCGACGAGCACGTCGAACGAGCCCGCCTCGACCTGCACGACATTGGCGATGGCCCGGATCGAGGCCGCGGCGTCCAGCACCGCGTGGATCCGGTCCGAGGTCTGCGGATCGACCAGATAGCCGCCCTCGGCATTGACCGAGGTGATGAGGCCCTTGCCCTCCAGCGTCAGGCCGCGCAGCCCGTCGTCGTCGCCCTGACGCAGATAGGCGTCGAAGGCCTTCAGATGCAGGCCCTCGCCCGCGTCGGCCTGCGCCAGCACCGGGCGCGCCGTCTTGGTGGTGAATTTGCGGTCCAGCATGGTCAGTCGCTCGTCCTGTTCTTTGAGATTGCCCATCACATCGGCGCGGAAGGTCTTGATCTCGGTCACGAACCCATCCAGCGCCGCCCTCAGCACAGCCGCCTCGTCACCGGGCGCCGCGCTCTTTTCCTCGCCCGCGCGAAGCCGGCCGGGAAACTCGCTCGTCATCGCATCCATCCTTTCATGGTTGCCCTTGCACGGGCTCCCGACAGGCAACCCGCCCCAACGCGCCGGGCCCCTGACCCCGCGCATGGTTCCGTCAGTGGCCGCCGAGCGCGGCCCGCGCCGCCTGAAGGCCCTGCGCGAGGTCCAGCAGCAGCCCGCCCGACTTGGCCGAGGCCCGGGCGATGGGCAGCATCGGGAAGGTCACCAGCGACACTTCCCACAGCTCCAGCTCGATCAGCTTGCGCCCGCCCTCGGGCAGCTTTTCCGCGCGGATCGTGCGGTAGCCGATGCTCAGCCCGTCCACCGCCCCCGCCGCCATCAGCGCCGCCGCCTCGCGCCCCTTCTCGACCTCGGTCAGCAGGCGCCCCTTGACGCGCAGCCCCTGCGCGTCCTCGACCACCTCGTCCCAGACACCGATCGGCTGGCCCTGGTCGTGCTGCCAGAGCATCCGCACCCGGCCTCCCGACGCCGCCATCCGCGCGAGCGAGGCGGCATAGGCGCCCGGCATGACCACATCGCCGCCCCGGTCGCGCACCCCGAAGACCGAGGCATAGCCCGCGATCACCGCGCCCTCGCCCAGCACCACGCCGGGCGCCCCCGGCGGGTGGAATTTCGTCTCAAGACCCTGCATGAACTCTCCTCAGAACTGCGTCGCCAGAAAGGCCAGCGCGCCATGCACCACCACGCCCGAGGCGACGCCATAGACCGCCAGCCACAGGCGTTTCTCCAGCCGCTCAAGCGTCTCCTCGATCCGGGACAGCCGGAACTCGAGGCCGGCGCGGCGTTCCTCGTCCACGCGCTCCTGCGCGTCGATCCGGGCCTGGGCGAGGTCGAAACTGTCGTAGAGAAAGCGCGATCCGCCGATCGTCTTGCGCTGGGGGCTGGCCATCGCCGCGGCCCCCCTCATTCCGACCGGGGCGGCAGGCCCAGCATGGCGCGCTTCTCGGCCTCGGTCAGGAAATCGGCCTCGGTCACGCGGCGCCAGACCGCCTCGCGCTCGGCCGCCAGCGCCGGCACCTGGTCGAGGTCGGGGCGCAGCTGCAATTCGGCCCCCAGATAGCCCGAGAGCCAATGCGCCAGCGCCGCGCTGACCTTGGCCGCCAGCGGCAGCACCGTCAGCCGGTAGAAGCCGCGGTTGGCCTCCTGGTAATTGGCATAGGTCGCGTCGCCCGGGATCCCCAGCAGCATGGGCGGCACGCCGAAGGCCAGCGCGATCTCGCGCGCGGCGGCCTCCTTGGTCTGGTGGAATTCCATGTCGGAGGGGGAAAAGCCCATCGGCTTCCAGTCGAGCCCGCCCTCCAGCAGCATCGGCCGCCCGGCGTTGCGCGCGCCCTGATGGTGCATCTCCATCTCTGCCTGCAACCGCTCGAACTGGTCGTTCGACATCTGCCCCTGCCCGTCCGCGCCCCTGTAGACGATGGCGCCCGAGGGCCGCGCGGCGTTGTCCAGCAGCGCCTTCGACCAGCGCGACGCGCTGTTGTGCACATCGACCGCGGTCGCCGCCGCCTCGATGGGCGACAGGCCGTAATGGTCGTCCAGCGGATGGAAGGCGCGAACATGGCAGATCGGCGCCGCGCCCTCGGTCATCTGGAACCGATGTTTGCGACCGTTCACCGCATAATCGTAGCCCGCGGGCCAGCCATCCGGCCCCGGCACCACCGACATCCGGTCCGAGCGCAGAACATGCAGCTCGCCCGGCACCCCGCCCTCGGGCGTGGCCACCGCCTCGACATAGGCGTTCCCCGAGAGCAGCAGCTGCGCATAGACCGCCTCCAGAAACTCGGCCCGCCCCTGCGCCGGGTTCGGCCGCCCCAGCAGGGACAACAGCGGATGCGCGTCATAACGCTGGGCGCTGTCCTGCAGCACCAGCGGCAGCGCCGCCGCGGCCTCGGAAATCATCCGCACCACCCGAAAGCCGACCGGATTGCCCTGAAACCCGGCCCGGGTCAGCGATACGCTGTCGCGCGCCGTCCAGCGCAGCTGGCTGGCCGGTTGCAGCGCCGCGATCTTGCCGAAGCCACCCGAGGGCGCGCCCGCCGTCAGCGGCCCCACGGCCGAGGCCTTGGCCTCGGGCGCGGTATCGGCGACGGGCTTGCGAAAGATGTCGAACATGGCTCTGCCTCCGTTGTCGCGCGGGGCGGGACGAACCCGGCGCCGCGGCCTTGAGACGGGTTATCGCGGGGAAATCCGAACATCGGCTGGAGCCACCGTGCGCTGCCCCGGAGCGCGCGCAACGGCCAGAAAAAGGGGGGCCCGAAGCCCCCCCCTCACAGCACACGCCTTACAGCACCCGGGCGCGCGGGCTTCGATGCGAGCGCGCCGGGCCCAGAATCAGCTCGTGCAGGGCCCAGACCAGGGCGTCCACCCGGTCGGGACTGCCCGTCCCCTTGAAGCCCTGGGCCGTCATCAGCGCCATCTGTTCCTCCAGCGCGCCGAGGCCCGGCAGATGCGCGACCCGCCCCTGTTCGTAAAGCGCGGCGGCGGGTTCGGCCCGGGCACCCTTGCCCTTGACCGCATGCGCCGCCGTCACCGGCACCAGCGGATCCACCTGACGCAGCACCTCGGCCACCAGATTGCCGCCCTGATTGACCTCGGCCACCAGCCGCTCGGCCCCGTGACGCTGCATCGCCGCGATGGCGGCCCGCGCCCAGTCGGTGGGGCTGGCGGCCCTAAGGCTCGCGTCCTCCAGCACCACCGCCCGCCAGTCGCTGACCGGACCCTCCGTCACCGCGCCGACCACGACGATCCCGCACAGGTCCGAGCCTGCGTGCCCGCTCACCGCCGGATCGACCGCCACCACCACCCGGCTGAACGCCGGCACCGCGCGCGTCCGGCAGCGCTCGATCAGTGCCTGCGGGAAAAGCGAGCCCTCGACATCCTCCAGAAGCAGCCCCTCCAGCTCCTGCCGACCCAGCCGCGAGCCGCCATAGCGCTCCTCGACCTCGCGCAGGAACGAGGCGGCGAGGAAGGCGCGGTTGGCCTGCGTCGGCGCCCGGCTGACCACGGTCGAGGGCAGCGCCAGGACCCGCCTGAGCACCCCCTCGGCCCGGGGCGTCGTCGTCACCACGCAGCGCGGATCCTCACCCAGCCTGAGCGCGAATTGCAGCTGGTCCCAGGCGGCGTCGGATTTCTTCCACTTGCCCAGCTCGTCGGCCCAGGCCGCGTCGAACTGCGGGCCCCGCAACGCCTCGGGCGCATGGGCGGAGAACGCTTGCGCCACCGCGCCGTTGGGCCAGACGAGGCGCTTCCTCGTCGCTTCCCAGACCGGGCGGCGGTCGGGGGGCGAACAGGCCAGGATCCCGCTTTCACCGAAAACCATCACCTCGCGCACCTGATCCAGCGTTTCGCCCACCAGGGCCACACGGGCCGCGCGGCCCGGGTCGCGCGGCCCCGCCCCCTCGACCTGCAGGCGCACCCATTCGGCCCCGGCCCGGGTCTTGCCCGCACCGCGACCGCCCATGATGACCCAGTTGCGCCAATTGCCGCCCGGCGCCTTCTGATGCGGCAGCGCCCAGAAATCCCACAGCCAGGGCAGCGCCAGCAGCGCCTGGTCACTCAGGCCGTTCAGGAAATCCTCCCGCACCTGCTGCGGCGCGCAGGCGATCCATTCGGCATCGCACCTCGGCCCCTGCGGCGGCGAGATCCAGCTCTCCGGCTCGCTGTCCGCCACCCTCTTCAAGTTTCTCGAGTTTCGCCCGTTCAC